GTCCACGAGGGCCTCAACCATGTCAAGCAAGCGGAAGGTCACCTCAGCGGCCATGGTAAGGATGGCAAGGAACATGGCCTCCATCTTGGGCATGCGGCGGAACATCTTGGCGAGGTTCTACATCGCCTTGCGGAAGAGACACATCGGACACTACTTGAAAGAGAATAGGAGGACTTAATCATGGGTAAGGTTCTGCGGAAAATGTCGCGCACCGAGATGTACAAGCTGGCCATCGAGTACCTGGAACTCGAGAAAGGGGCCAAGAAGGGCGACGTCACCTCCAGCGGGAAGTTTGTTGGAGGCTTTGGCGGATGCTCGAAGCACATGCAGGACACGAAGGGAATCCCGAAGGAGAACGCAGACAAGCTCTGCGCCTTTATCGGGCGCCAGGCGGGCAAGATCAAGTTTGACATGGCGAAGTCGGAGATCCTGTCGAAGCTTGATCAGCTGCACAAGCTCCAGACGGCGGGGCAGGACAATCCTGGCCAGGCCCATCTCACCCTTCAGATCATGGGCATCCTGAACGGAACGTCCTACTTCCCGACTGACCTGGATGATGCCAAGAACTACACGGGCGCTGTCGAGGATGTCCGTGATGGCTTCGAAGACCCGGACAACAAGCCGCTGAGCAACCTGGCGGCGAGACTGCGCGAGTAACGGGGGTTCGACCGGGGGGTATGGAGGCGACGTGATTGACATCACGGCAGTTGAGGATGCGGCAAAAGCCGGGGGGATCACAACCCTTGAAGGGATCCTCATGGGGGCGATTGGTGTCCTGTTTGCGGCTCTTGGCGCAACGGCGAAGTATGCTGCCAAGCTCCATGAGAAGTACGGCGAGAGGATTGATGCCGTCTATGAGAAGCGTGTCAGTGATTTGCGAAGGCTCTCTTCGAAGACTGCGGACCTTGAAGACGTGACGATCAAGAGCACAACGAAGTTCAGAGGGAAGAAGAATGAGCACCAGGACTAGGAAAGGCAACGCGGTCGATGCCTACTGTGCCGAACTTGAAGAGCGGATCGACAAGATCACTGCTGAAATCTCTTCAGGGAGTCTCAACCCTCAGGACCTTGAGAAGGCGAAGCTGATTCTGTCGGACATGACGAAGGAGCTTGAAGTTGCCGTCCTTCGGGCAGAACAAGAACGGGCGCAGATGACGGCAAGACCGAAACCCTTTTTTGGAATTTTCTAACGAGGAGAAGACATGGACGACGCTGAGAAGCCTTGGAAGTGGTTTGTCTTTGGGATGGAGATTGGAAGTCCCTCGCCTGATGTTGCGCTCGAATGTCAGTACTCGATTGATGACTTTAAGGACGGGCTCCCGAAGATGATCCGTGGACGGAACCTGTGCGGTGTTGGAATCTCTCAAGATGCCGGGAAGCTGGTGATGTCGATTGTCCAAGACCCTGCGGGGAAGAACGGAGCGATCACGATGTACAGCCCGACTCGCTTTGCACGGGTAATCGAAGTCTGCGACAGCGACATTCTCTCAAAACTCGGGGCAGCCGTTGGTCGCCAGGAGTTGTTCAGGCCCGGCATGTTTGACACGAAGAAGATCAACGAGGAGAAAAAGAACTTTGAGTCCATGAAGGGAGGGAAGAAGTGAACAACGTCATTGACTTCACCTTCGAGGACTACAAGCGGACACCGCTCTTCCTCAAGAAGCAGTATGGGGCGGATGTCCCGGAAGGCTGGAAGTGGAAGTGCCCCTGTGGAAACCAGAATCAGCTGACGCAGGAGCTTGAGCAATGGTGCCCGAAGTGCGGCACTCGTCTCCGCATTCAGACGGAGAAGGACAAAGACCCGGAAGCAATGCCGGGAGTCACGAACCTGACGATTGTTCGAGTTGCCCACTTCAAGGTGCGAAATGGGAAAGAAGAAGCAGGACCTGCCGCCTGACGAGGGCGAAGACCGGGAACTTGCCGCAGCGCGTCTGATCTATGACGCGGTGACGGGGAAGAAACAGATCACGAAGTCGTCGGAACTGTACAAATTCATGAACGCCTTGACGGGTGAAGTCGTCCCGTTCACCCCGGTCTGCTCTCATCACAAGAGCCCTTGGGATATGATCTGGGAGAGCTTCAAAGTTGACCTCCCGGAATATGCCAAGCTGCCTCAGACCGACATCATTGCGATTGGCCCTCGAGAGGGATTCAAAACCCTGTCGACAGCAAAGCTCATCGCAATGGAGGCCCTGCTCAAGCCGAAAGTCTCGATTGCGTCAATCGCGGCAATCATCAAACAGGCTTCGAGATGTTACAAATACGCAAGCCAGTATCTCTTCCATCCGCTCCTCACGGACATGAACATGGTCGTGAAGAACATCATGGAGGAGACGAGGCTGGCCAACAAGTCTCATTATGAGCAGCTTGTTGCGACGGTCTACAACGTCAACTCTCCGCACCCGAACAAACTGAGAGCGGACGAAGTGGAGCTCATGAAGCCTGAAGTTGTTGAAGAGATGAAGAACGTCCCAAGCTCCTATGGGGGCTGGCGGGCGCACACGCTGTACACGTCGACAAGAAAATACTATGACGGCCTGATGAGCGAGCTTGTCGCCCGTCAGCAGAAGAACGGCTACAGTTCCAAGCTCATCATCTGGTGCTACAAGGACGTGTCCGAGCCCTGCCCCGATGAGCGTTCTGGCGTCAATCCTCATACCTATGAGGTTGAGGACATCTTTCATCATGGAGAGAAGATCGTCGTTAATGCCTATGAGTACTGCGGAGACTGCCCGATCCTTCCGAGTTGTAAGGGTGACCTGAAGCGGGCGAAGGGCATGATCCCAATTGACGATGCGATCAAGAAGTGGAACGAGCTTGACCGGGACACCTGGCTTGCGCAGAAAGAGTGCGTTGAGCCCCCGCGCACAAGCCTGTTCTACTATGAGTGGGACGAAAAATTCAACGTTGGGGATGTCCCCTTTAACCCGGCCCATCCGGTCGAGATGTTCTGCGACTTTACGGGTGGCGGTGAAGATCCGAGTGTGTTCCAGTTCTGGCAGAAGTATGACGGGAACGACTACCTGATCATGGAACTGACGTACCGCCGACGTTCAACAGGAGATGTTGGCAGGGATGTTGAACGGATCTGCAAGGAACGCGGGATCCGCCCCTCGAGGATGATGGGTGACTCCTCTCAGATGCAGCAGATTCGGGATCTTGCAGCAACCTCCAACTTCTTCCGATCCCTGCGGCCTGTCCGGAAGATTGACCGCAAGGAAGGGCTCTCGATTTGCCGGCGTCGCATCAAGGACAACAACGGAGTCCGCCATACGTTTGTGGACTCGAAGTGTCATAATTTCAAGCAAGAAGTCCGGGAGCTGAAACGCCGTGCGTCAGATGCCGATGACCACAAGGACGGCAACGACCACTCGATGGACGCTTGGCGGTACTACTGCGTCGCAAACTACTATACGGTTGGAGAGCCCCGCATCCGTCTACTCCGGGGCGGAGATGACGGCGACTTCGACAACATCGAGGATGCGGTGACGGCACCGAAGCCTGCAAGAATTATCCGGGATAGCCGTGGAGTTCATGGAGCAATTGACGACTATCTGAGGGAGATGGACTAATGGGCATGCTCGACAAGATCAAGGGCTGGTTCGTGGAGCCTCCGAAGACAGGCGGCTCAATGATCCCACTCCCTCCGGATGAACCCGCCCCGAACAGTGGCGGGATGATTCAGAGGATCAAGAGAGGGATTCAGAAAGCCCTCCAGGCAGACCCGGAAGATTATGAGCGGTACGATTACAACCAGGCAGACACGTATCGCTCCAACCGGGTCAATCCGAGTGCGGAGATCCTTGACTTTCTTGCGTTGTACCAAGTCAACCCGCACGTCTATGCTTGCGTGAATGCGATTTCGACGGCGATTGCGTCCGTTGAATTCCAGATTATGAAGGGCGGTGTCAAGCAGGAAGCGACCCACGATGTCCACAAGATGATGATGAAGCCGAACCCGTACCAGGTCTGGTATGAGTTCCAGGAAATGCAGACCGCCTTCAGGGAACTCTGCGGCAACTCCTTCGCAGAGAAGGTGCGGGACGACAAGGGGAAGCTCATCGCCTTCTTCCCGCTCAGGCCTGACAAGATCCGAATCATTCCGCATCCGAAGGTGAAGGTGGCGGGCTACATCTACTGCCCGCGTCCGGGAATTGAGATCTTGTACGGGAGAGACGAAATTGTCCACTCCAAATACTTCTCCTCGACAGACGAGTACTGGGGAGTCTCGCCCGCATACGCTGCTCAGAACTCCGTCATCCTCGATATCTACAGCACCGCCTACAACAAGAAGTTCTTCCAGTCAAGTGCCGTCCCTGAGGGTGTTCTGGAAACCGCTGGGACAATTTCTGACGCAACGTACCAGCGCCTGAGACAGGACTGGGCGAAGCGTCATCGCGGAGTTGACAACGCCTTTGAGCTGGCGATCCTCGAGGAGGGCCTAACCTACAAGCCGATCAGCTTCAATCATCGCGACATGCAGATGGTTGAACTGAAGACGATGGCAGCTGAAGAGATCCTGGCCGCCTACAAGGTCCCGCCCGGGATTGTTGGCTTCCTCCGGGAACGCGGCAACGCCGGGACGCTCCGTGAGCAGAAGAAGATGTTCTGGATGGACAATATTCTTCCGAAGCTCAAGCGCGAGCAGCAGCTCATCAACGCGGAGATCATTCCGCAGGGCCAGGACCTTGAGCTCAGGTTCGTGACGGAGAACATTGCGTCTCTGATCGAGGATATCCAGATCTCAACGTCCGTTGCGATGCAGCTTGTGACGCACGGGATCATGACGATCAACGAAGTCCGGAAGAAGCTGTTCAATCTTGACGAGGCTGACTGGGGCAAAACGCCGTGGATCCCGGTCGGACTTGCTCAGTACGATTCTGGCGTCCATCCGGGCTCTCCGAATGCCCCGCATATCACGGGCATGCTTGATGAAGAGACGGGCGGGCGCGTGACGGCTCCTGATCCTCAGAACCCTGCGAAGCCTCAGCCGGGAGGTGGCGCGGGCGGGACGCCGAACCAGGGCCCGACAAGTGGGGCTCAGGCCCGCAATCAGTCGACGCCAATGGGTGGCTCGATGCCGAGTGCGAAGCGTTACCCTGGGCTTGACTTTGAGAAGCTGACCCGGAAGGATCCGGACTGGACAAATAAGCAGCAGGTTCGGGACTGGCAGAAGTGGAAGATCTGGAAGGGACTTGCGACCCCGGACTATAAAGAGCTGCAGACCTTCTTCAAGGACTACTTCGAGAAGCAGATGGCCCGGGTGACGAAGGGCCTTCGCCCGAAGTACATGCTTGCTGCTGGCAAGAACAAGAAGGTTGAGAAGGGCCGTGCGCAGAAGCTCGCAGAGGAAGCCTGGACCGATCCGTTCAGGCTGGTCAAGGCGACCTACGATGATGAGATTGAGGAGATGCTTTTTGACATCACGGAGGAGGCGGGGGACCTCAGTGTCAAGATCCTGCCGAAGGCCGGGAAAATCGTCAAGAAGCATGGCAACGCAACGCTCGGGACGATTGGCGTTGACGAGGATTTCCTGCTCGACAACGAGCGGGTTGTCGACTTCCTCAAGAAGCATGCGGGTGAGCAGATGGACGGAATCACCAAGAAGACCCGTCAACTGATGGGCCGGGAACTCTCGAAGGCCGTCGAGAATGGCGAAGACTTTGATGAGATGATGGACCGTCTCAACAATGTCTTCAAGGGCGACCTTGCCGAGTGGAGAGCCCGAATGATTGCCCGGACGGAGACAGTGACCCTGACGCAGTTTGCAGCCCTCGAGGCGGCCCGTCAGTCCGGAGTTGTTGAGAAGAAGCGTTGGGTGTCAGAACTCCTCGACACGACTCGTGATGATCCTCAGGGCGAAGATCATCGCATCATGCACGATCAGACGGTTGCCCTTGACGATGTGTTCCATGTTCCGGCCCGCAAGGGAGAAGTGAACCTGATGGATGGCCCTGGCGATCCTGAAGGTTCTCCGGAGAATCTCGTCAACTGCCTCTGTATCCTTGACTTCCCGGGAACCACGGAGGAACTTGAAGGGGCTGAAGGCGACTTGGAGCCTGAAGAGGAGTAAGACTCAATTCAGTAACCTTCTGTCGCCTTTCGCCAAGTCTATAAACCGGTGAGCTGGAGGAGACGATGAACGTCAAGAAGGAAACAGAAACGAGAGAGTTTGACACGATGGACGCCATGCCGCCCATCTACGATCAGCACTACGTTTCTGATCTCTCGGATGATGGGCTTGAAGCAGCCTACACGCTGCTCCATGCTGAAGCTGAAAAAGGCTTGATCCGTGAGAGCGATCCACAAGCGGCGCAGCTTCTGAAATCAGAGCTCATCATGCGCCGTGAATTCCAGCTGCGCGATCTGATCATCCCCGAGAGGCAGGGTGACGTCCTCAACAAGATGTTCAAGGCCCTCGCGGACGCGGGCGCGTCCGATGATGAGGAAGACCTTGAGAAGAAGGATGTCACCACCAAGTATTCCGGGAAGACCGTCGAAGACGTCAACGATGAGCACGTCCATACCTTCAAGAATCTTGACGTGAACGGCAACGGCGTCACGGACGAGGGTGGGGATGCGGATCATAAGCATTCCCACAACATCGCCAAATTCGTCTGTCTCCCGATCCAGCTTCCGAACGGCTACGTCAGCGACCACCCCGGCAAGGTCGAGATGAAGACGTCGAAGAGCAACTTCAGCGTCACGAAGCGGTTTGATGACTACTTCGAATGGGAAGCGGAAATCGAACTGGTCAAGGTTGACGTTGAGAAGCGTCTTGTTGGCGGCATCGTCTACGAACCCGACATCATCGATGCTCAGGGCGACTCATCCTCCGACACGGAGATTGAGAAGGCTTGCCATAACTACATGATCAAGTCGATGACCGTTGGCAAGATGCATTCGGAGAAGCTCGGAAAGGATCAAGTCGCTCTTGTCGAGAATTACATCGCCCCGGGCAACTTTTTTATCGGACAAGAGTTTGTCCGGAAGGGGTCCTGGGTACAGGTCCATAAGATCCTTGATGACGGCCTGTGGACCGATATCAAGGACGGAAAGTATACGGGGCTTTCGATGGCAGGACGCGCAAAGGACATCTCCCCGAAGGACCCGAACAAGCCGGTGTTCGGGAAAAGAGCGAGTGGCGCGAAGGTGCTGAGTGCTCGGGAGCAGGTCCTGAGCGATGCGTCGGACGCTTCGAAGCACCTCGACAACTACGCGCAGCACATGGAAGCTGGCAGGACGGATGATGCCGAGAATTCCCTGAAGCAGGCAAGCGGTGTTCTTCAGGACTCGGCAGACCGGATGAAGCTCGGCAACGATCACGCAGCAATCCGGTATCTCCAGTCGGCAGACAATCACTTCACGCGCCAGAAGGCGGGGATGAAGCAGAACCGTCCGATGCATCTCTCGGACGCGCACTACAGTCTTCAGAGTGCGCATGGCGCCATCGTTGATCACGCGATCCGCATGAAGAAGAATCTCAAGACGTTCAACAAGTTCCATGGCGGGAGGCTCGGGGCCTTGACGTCAATCCTCAAGATGGATCTTGAGAAGATGATCAAGAAGATTGACGGAAAGTTCTACGTCTACACCAAGGACGGCTCCCGCAAGCTTGGTGGGCCCTTCGATGACCGGGAGAAAGCCTTCAAGATGCTGGCGGCCATCGAGGCCAACAAGCATCTGACGGCAAAGCATCTGGCGACAACCGACATCGAGATGGAGAAGGCGAACATCACCGAAGCGCCGATCCCCGAAGGCGTCAACATGATTCACCATAACGTCCTTGCGACGCATGGCTTCATGGACTCCGGGACGTACACGCTTGACGGCGAATCGGCCCGCAAGTACGTCAGAGGTGATGGCAGCACCGCGACGATCCAGAACAACATGACGACGTTCACCTGGACGGGCGGAAGCAAGAACTCCAAGAAGTTTGTGAAGGCGGGCCCGTTCCGGACGGGTGCTGCTCTTGACCTTGCGCTGAAGAAGGTCAAGCGGGCAACTGGTGCGACCGGTGCAAAGGCCCCGACTCCGAAGCCTTCTCAGGGCCCGAAGGGCAAGCCGGGGTTTGCCGGAACGATGATGCGCGGAATGAAAGGGGGCAAGAAATAATGGCTATCACGAACAAGAAGGAGCTTCAGAAAGCTCGGCTTGCGGACATTGAAGTTGACGAAGTCTCCATTGTCGACAAAGCTGCGAACAAGAGAAAATGGCTCTTCATGAAACGAGACACTTCAGAAGAAGATAAAGGAGGTGAGAACTTGGAACTTCTGAAAGCGTTCAGCAAGGACGAAGATGCCATTGCCGCCCTCGAAGGAATCGAGGAGCACCTGACCAACTTCGACGCTCTCTTCAACAAGAAGCTCGAAGATGAAAGCCTGACCGAAGAGCAGAAGGCGCTGCTGCTCGAGAAGCGGGCCCAGTACGAAGAGCTGAAGGAAATGCTTGAGGACGGCTTTGAAGAGCTGTTCCTTGGCAAGACTGCCTTCTCTTCGAATGGTGGTGCGAACGGCAAGGGCAACGACACCGCCAAGTCCAATGGCAGCACCGGTGATGAGCCCTCTGGCGTTGAGTCGGAGGAAGAGATCAACACCGAAGAGGCCGATGGGCAGGGAGATTCGGCTGACAAGGCCGGTGATCCCACGTCGAAAGGCAAGGGCGGCAAGGGCGCTGGCAATGGCCTTCCGATGCCTCTCGCGGGCGTGAAGAAAAAGAAGAAGCCCGCTGATGACGAGGACATGGAGGACGAAGAGGACGACAGCGACGACGAAGAGGCCGAAGGTGAGGCCCCCGCTGGCAAGAAGAAGCCCACCAAGAAGTCTGAGGAAGACGAAGCGGAAGAAGATGATGAGGAGCTTGATGAGGAAGAGCAGGGCCTCATGAAGCAGATCAGCGCTGAGCTCGAGCGCGGCACCAAGCTCCGCAAGGAACTCAAAGAGCAGAACGCTCAGCAAGCCGCTGAGTAAACTTGGAATTCAACGCCATCATTGCATTCCCTAGTAGTATGCGCTACTAGGTCTTGGTGACTTGGCAATCCCTTGGAGATATAGGGATGCCGAGCAATAAGAAGCAGCTGGAGGAAGTCCTTCAGCTGGTCAAGCGGTCCAACGATGAGGTCGAAGCTCTCAAGGCAGAGGGCAAGCAGAATAGCGAGAAGCTCGAAGGCATCGTCAAGGACCTGTTCGAGAAGCGCCGTGCGGCGATGGACGAGGACCTCGTCAATCGGTTCCGCAAGGGCGAGCATCTCACCGAAATGACGGGCCCCATCGGTGGCGATGCTGGCGATGGAAGCAGCCCTGTCATCGTCCAGAAGAGCGCGGACAACAACGTCCGTCGTCTTCAGGAGTTCAACGATGACGTGTACGTGCTGAGCAAGATGCTCCGCGTGCACCCCACGCAGACCAAGATGTGGAAGAAGAACCAGGCTGCGGTGGGTGAACTCCGCAAGGCGGTCAACGTCGCCACGACCACGCAGGGCGGCAACTGGGTTCCGGTTGAGCTCTCGGCGGACGTGATCGACAAGTTCCGTCTTGCCCTCAAGGTCGGCGCGCTGTTCAAGCGCATCCAGATGCCGACGAACCCCTATGACGTCCCCGTCGTCTCGGCGGACGCCACCCCGAAGCTGGTGTCGGAGTCCACGGTGGATTCGGCCAGCAAGTTCACGGCGAGCACCCCCACGACCCGCAAGCTGCGCCTCACGGCCCAGAAGCTGGTCACGCGGACGGTGTTCAGCGAGGAAGCCACGGAGGACATGGTCACGCCGGTCCTGCCCTGGTTGAAGGACAACCTCGCGATCTCGATGGCCCGTGGCTTCGAGAATGCCCTGGTGAACGGAGACTTCACCAGCGTCGTCCACATGGATTCTGACTCCAACGCTTCCGACAACGTTGTCAAGGCGTATGACGGAATCCGCCGCACGGCCAAGACCAACGGCGTTGCGGGCGTGGACATGGGCTCCACCAACTTCACGACTGCGAACATGCGCACCGTCCGTTCGCAGCTGGGCAAGTACGGGGTGGACCCCAAGTCTCTGGTCTGGATCTGCGGACCGAAGGCTTACCAGAAGCTGCTCGGTCTGGCGGAAGTCATCACGATGGAGAAGTACGGCACGGCTGCGACCATCGTGACCGGCGAACTGGCGCGTATCGACGGTATCCCCGTCGTCGTGTCCGAGTTCGTCCGCGAAGACCTCAACGCTTCGGGCTACTACGATTCGACCGTTGCCACGAAGACGGAGATGCTCCTGTGCTGGACTCCGGGCTTCTGGATCGGTGATCGTCGCCTGATGACGCTGAAGACCTTCGAGGACATCCAGGTGGACCAGACCATCCTCGTGACGACCATGCGCGCTGCCCTCGGCACGCCGTATGATCCCACGACGGAGAGCATGGTCAGCTTCGGATTCAACATCGCGTAACCAAGTCGGGGAGCAGGGGTGAAATATCCCCTGCTCCCCTTCGGGGGATTAATGCCAGACCTGTGGGCTTGCCTGAACATCTACCAGGAGGAGCAGCTGCTCCCCGAATGCATAGAGTCCATCCGCAAGTACAATCCTGAGGCCAAGATTGTAGCTGTGGATGGAGCCTATCAGTCCTGGGTTGACGAGAATAAAAAGCTCTGCGGACTTGAGCAGAGTTTTGGGCACTACCAAGTCACCGATGCGATGGTGAGGTTTACGAGTCCTCAGTCAACCGACAAGACTCTTGAAATCCTCCGGGACTTTAAGGTGGACGTGATCATCGAGTGCGAGAAAGATGAGCACGGGAATTACAAGCCCTGGGAACACGAGTACACCAAGCGGAGCCGGTACTTTGTTGGGAAGCCTGGGGACTACTACCTGGTCATTGATGGTGACGAGCGGCCCGAGAAAAGACTTGACTGGGAGAAGCTGACGGCCCCCTGCTACAACGTCATCCTCAAGAGGGACGAAGAGCATTACCGTCCCTACCCGATCATGCGTGTTCATAAACACGTTGATGGGATGAAGTATTTTGGGGCCCATCATGTTCTCTGGTACGGGGACGTGATGTGGCGCAAAGAGATGTGTGAGGATCTTGACTACGCTTTGTTCCATCGGTTCACGTATCGGGCGGTGCGGGATCCCCTGCGCCATCTTGCGAAGACGGCCTACTATCGCAATCTGACAAGCAGCGAAGAGGGGCCCTTCCGGAGGCAGCATGGGTTTTGAAATAAAAATCACGGGCGACAAGGAAGTCTTTGACAGGCTGAAGAGGCTGCGAGACATTTGGAAGAGCGAAGCCCTGCGGCGTGTCCTGGAAGACTCCAAGAATCGGATGGCCTTCATTGCGAACCGGATGGCGCCAAAGAGAAGCCGGGAGCTTGCAACGAGTATCATGCAGGCAAGTCGCGTTGAAGGCTTTGGCACCAAGAGTGTTTCAATCCGAGTTGGAACCCCGCTGCTGTACGGGCTGTATCAGGAGAAAGGCACGAAGCCGAGAACATATGGGCCGGAAGTCAGACAAGTCATGTTCTGGACGGACTACGACAGCCCCCAAAAAAGACTCTTCTTCACGACCCCGGGTGGAGCGCGGAAACGTGTTGGTGCCGTGTTCCATTTTGCCAAGATCGTTGATCACCCGGGTAATCCGCCCCATCCTTTCATCCGGCCAGCCGCTGAGATCGTGAAGCCGATGCTGATGAAGGCCGTCAAGAGACTCATTACTAAGGCGGGAGGGAAATAATGTCGAGCCTCCTGACAAGTCTCGCAAACGTCAAAGAATACCTGAAGATCCCGACTCTGACGACGACCTATGACGCCCTTCTGACAAACCTCGTCAAGAGATCGGGGGCCCTCCTCGAGAAGTACATGGGCCGGACGATCCTTCAGGCAACCTACACGGAGTATTATGACGGCGACGGGAAGACCAAGCTGCTCCTGAATCAGTGGCCGATTATCTCGGTCACGGAACTAAACATGGACAATAGCCGTCTGTTCTTGACGGCAACGCAGATCCAGCCGAGTGACTACGTGATCTGGAACAATGTTGGTTACCTTGAGCTGCTGAAGCCTCTCGATTATCTCTCAGGAATCGAGACGGCCTATGGTAGGTTCTTCATCCATGGGCAGCAGAACATCAAGGTCACGTATGCGGCTGGTTATGCGACGGTCCCGGATGATGTTGAACAGGCGTCGATCATTCACGTTGCGTACCTCTATAACAAGGCCGGCAGTGAAGGCCATATCTCGATGAGCCTTGGCGGACTTGCGAAGAGCTACGACCGGCGGGCGATCCCGGATGAGGTTGCGATGTACCTGGAACCTTATCGGAGGCGTCCAGTCTAATGTTCGACAATATCCGCGCCATGTTGGTTGACACTTGCGACATCCAGAGGCCGTCTGTCGCAATCGACAAGGCGACTATTCAGGATCGGAGAGTCCCGCAGTATACGACAGTTGGGTCAAGCGTTCAATGCTGGTTTGAACCGTCTGCGACTGAATACAAGTTCAATCAGCAAGTTGGGCAGGTCCCGGTTCGCCGGTCGACCGTCTACTTTGCGGGCCAGACAGACCTGAAAGAAGGGGACCGGCTCAAGAACCTGAAAGAGGGGACGTATTGGCTGGTTGAGGACGTGATGGACTACACCAGTCAGGGCTTCCATATGTATGCCATGGTTCGGCTCCATAACGTGGCGATGGGAACTTAAATGACCCAGAGACTCCACGCAAACGAGATTCTTGACGAGATTCTGAACGTCTTTGAGAGCAATCTGAAGACGGCCCTGAATCTCCAAGGAGTCTATCGGGGAACGCTTGCGTGGCTTCCTCCAAGCGATATGGCCCAGATGGTCAACGGGATCTGGGTTGAACTGCTTGAGAGTTCCGAGATCAAAGACGTTGCGATGCCGAAGGGCATCACGGTGACGTACCGGATTCGCTGCCTGTTCGTCCGGAGAATCGACGTCAGCAACAACGTTTCAAAGCAGAGGATTGCGGATGCGGAGCAGATGATCGAAACGATCTTCAACAATTATCTGCTCGGCACGATCAACCCTCCGCTTTCAAACGGGCAGGTGCTCTGGTGGCTGCCAAAACTGATCGAGTGGTATCCGCCTGAGAACGATTTTGTTGAAGGCTTGAGTTCGGATCTTTCGGCAATCGCTTGTAACACGGAACTTGAAGTGAGGACCAACTTCCGGTAAAGGAGATTTGATATGGGCGTCGGCGTAGGACTTACTGGATTTCTGGGCTTCGGGAAAGAGTCCGTGTACGGGACTCCCGTTGCCCGCACGGACTTCCTTGAAATCAACTCAGAAGCCATTGAAACCCAGGAGAAGGTTGTCGAGTCTGCTGCTCTAGCGCAGGTCGGCATCCGGACAACGAGGAGAGCGCAGGGCGCTGTTTCTGTTCAGGGAACCTTCGACTACGACGCGGGCTACAGCGGCTGGGAACGTCTCATGACGCAGACGATGGGGTCGATCAGTTCGGCCCGTCCTGACGTCACGAATGCCCCGACCGTCTGGGATCATACCATCGGAATTGCGGACATCCTTCCGACTGGCATGACCTTCGAAGTGTTCCGTGGAACGGAAACGTTCGTGACGGAGCCTAACAAGTCGTTCGTGTACTCGGGCTGCCAGATCACGCAGGTCCAGCTTTCGTGCAAGGTGGACGACCTTCTCAAGGTTCAGTTCTCCATGTTCGGAATGCAGGAAGCGCGCCAGGCGAAGAGCACCCCGACGTATCCGACCGATCCGCTGGCCGTCTTCACGCAGGGCCTGTGCACCTGGAACAACAACGACGTGAGCTGCGAAAACTTCCAGATCACCTTCAACAACGATCTGGAACAGCGCTTCAAGCTCGGCTCGAGGTTCACGAGACAGCCGACACGCCGCGGCAAGCTGTCGGTCGAGATCATGTTCGAGGCTGAGTTCACGCAGTGGGCCGAATACGACGACTTCCGCAACGCGACGCAGCGTGCGTTCGTCGCTCAGTTCATCGGGCCCTCGATTGCGGGCACGGGCTTCTTCCGACAGATCACGCTGACGATCCCCATCGGCATCATCATTGCGCATAAGGTGATGCTGAAGCAGCCCGGACGCCTCATCATGCAGATCACCGCGAAGGCGTACCGCGATGGACTCGGGACGAACGAGCTGGCGGTTGTCTTCCGGAACACGACAACGGCGAGCTTGGTCAACTAAGAAACCGTTGATTGAATGATTACAAGGAGAAAACTATATGGAAGCCAATCCTCTGATCACCCCGGAGGCAAAGACCCTCATCACCGGGGAAGCCCCAGTCTCTGAGGAAAAGATCACCCTGAAAAGCGAGGATGGGGCTGAGTATGAGCCCTGCCCCCTGAGTCTTCGGGACATGATCGACTTCGAAGAGGAGATGGGGATCAGCCTCCTGTTTGCCGTCAAGAATGTCCTATCGGCAAAGCACCTCGTTGAAGTTGCCTACCTCTCCGCGAGGCGAAGCGGACAGACCAAGAAGCAGATCCTGAATGGCGAGTACCGCATCTCACGAGATGCATTCCTGGAGTCCTTTGGCTTTGACTTCTTTGCGAAGGGTGGCTCCGAGTACACGGTCCAAGTCCTCAAGCTCTGCGGAGTGTTGAAGGATAAGGAAAACCCTCCGAAGCAGGTCAACCCGACAAACGAGCAGGGCAAGTCGGCTGGCACGAAAGAAACGCCCGCAAGCGGCCAGTAGACTGGGTTGACCTGTATAGGTCCTTTCATGAGATTGGACTTGTACATAGCCCGGAGGAGTTTGGTGAGCTAACCCTTCCTCAGATTCTCATGGTAACAAAGTACGAACACGACAAGGTTGAACTTGAGCTCCTGAACGAAAAGCTAGCAAAAGAGATGGCCGAGAGAAACAAGGAACCTGGCAACCCGCCGATCAAGCTCCAGCTTGATGTGAGGGAGTAATGTCAGACGACGCAATTTCAGTCCTCGTAACCCTGAAGGATGAATTCACCGAGTCCGCAAATCGGGTCAGCGCTGCCGTTGACCGGATGAAGGAGTCCCTCGGGGAAGTTGTCGACCGGAGCAAAGAGGTTGCGAAGACCTTCGGGAAGGAACTCCAGAGCACCTTCGACACGACTGCCAAATACGCGGGCTACGTTGGGACGGCCCTTGTCGGTGCCTTCGGGCTGATGGCCCGCGAAGTCCTTCACGAATCCCAAGAACTCGTTCATCTCAACGAGATCACCGGCATCTCCATCGAGCGCCTTCAGGAACTTGGACTTGCTGCTCAGACTCACGGCTCGAGTCTTGAGGGGATGGCCCAGGGCTTGCGTCGCCTGTCAATGATGGCAACCCAGGCCGCCGAAGGATCGGCAAGGGCCGAAAAAGCCTTCCAGAAGCTCGGCGTCAACATCTACGACTCAAACGGCAACCTGAAGGAGACGAACGAACTCTTCAACGATGTTGCGAATGGCTTCTCGAGAGTCGAGGGTCATACCGAGAAAGCTGCACTTGCGATGGAACTGTTCGGGCGGGCGGGGCAGAATCTCCTCCCGGTCCTCGAGCAGGGAACGGCGGGCTTCGACAAGATCGGCAAAGTTGGCCGGGAACTCGGCATCATCATGAGCAAGGAGTCCGTCGAAGCCTCCAATGCCCTCAAGAATGAGTTTGCTCTCCTTACTCAGGTTGGAAAGAGTCTTGTCTCTGAGGCTCTCGAGAAAATCGAAGAGCATATGCCCGACATCATTGACTTCTTTGTGACGATGGCAAAGGCTGTCAATGGTGGCAAGATGGAGTTCAAGAACCTCCTGACGGATCTGGCCGCAGGAGCGGGCGTCATCTCTGGGCTTGCGACGAACCTCAAGGAAGCCTGGAAGATGATGAAGGGCGACATGTCCGGAATGGACAACGTCAAGACAATCGGAGAACTCTGGAAGAAGGCCCAGGAGGAGACTGCTGCGGGTCATGCGGAGAACCAGAAGCAATATAAAGAGGAACAGCTACTCCTTGATGAGCTTGGTGGGAAGCTGAAGAAGGCCGTTGCTGTCATCCGGGGAATGGGGGACGAAGCAAAGAAGACGGGCGAAAACATCCAGCAGATGCTTGACCCGGCGTTGAAGCTCCTCGACAGCCAAGACGCCGCAATGGACAAGTACCAGAAGACCGGGGACGCTGCCGAATACTACAAAGAGAACGTCAAGCTTGCGAAGGAAGCCCTTGACGCCTATGCCCGGAGTCTTCCGCCTTGGATCGTCCTGATGAACGACGGGACGGAGGCGGGCGAAAAGAAGAGGAAGATGCTTGCAGAACTTCGCGGGGACTATGAAACCGCGAAGGAGGCCGAGGCCAACTACACCAAAGAACAGCAGGACGCAAAGAAGGAGCTTGAAGAATTCCAGCACATGCTGGTCGAGGGCCGGAACCTCGCAGAGAAGTATGGGCTTGCCCTTAATGACCTTGACCTGGTGAACCTTGCCAATGAGGCTCAGGCAACCGGCAAGTCCATGCAGGAAATGTTCCGGGCGATGGAGGAAGCGAAGAATTCAACCTTCCTTGGCGGACTCGACAGTGCCCTTCAGGAACTCCAGAAAAAGCTGGTTGACATGAAGGGGCTCTTCATGAGCCTCTTCAATTCAATCGAAGGCGGCCTGTCAAACGCCTTTGAGAAAATCCTGGAGTCTGGCGGCAAGTGGAAGGATGCCATGAAGGGCCTGTTCGATGACATCAAGAAGGCATTCTTCAAGATGATCTCGGACATGCTCGCAAAAGAGATCATGGCAAACCTCCTTGGAGTCGGTGGAGGAGGGGGCGGGCTCGGAAGTTTTGGAGGAGGCGGGGGAGGCGGGGGCGGTGGAGGAGGGCTGCTCGGCGCTGCGGGCGGGCTTGCCGGTGGCGCTGCGAGCCTCTTTGGAGCGGGTGGTGCGAGCGGAGCAAAGAATATCTCCGACATGAGCACCGAAGAACTCGCAAAGGCAGGAATGCTGAATTCTTCAGGCGAAGCTGCCTCAGGCTTCAGCCTTGGAAGTGCCCTTGGCGCTGTTGGAATGGGCGTTGCCGGGGCCGGGATGGCAGTCGGCGGATACAAGTCTGGCAATATCGGTCAGACGGTTGCGGGCGGTGCTATTGCGGGCGCTGCGATTGGGTCTGTGATCCCTGGCCTTGGAACGGTTGCGGGCGCCGTGATTGGCGCGGTTGTCGGGGCGGTTGCCGGCTTTATTGGCAATCGTTCCAAGAAAAGACGCGAAGCCGCAAAGAAACGGGCCGAATACGCTGAAGCCAAGGCCATCGTTGAGCAGCAGATCGAGAATCAATATGGCGGCGGGCTTGCCCTCGAGGAGCAGACCGATCAGATCAGCAAGCTCCTGAGCCACGGGATCAGCAACAAGGAAATTGATCAGCTTGGCGGACGCCGGGCAATCATCAATAGCTACAAGGCGGGACATCCGGTTGGACCCGGAGCGGGTGGCGGGACGACTCCCGGGAATACCGTCAACGTTGGCGCTCCGAACATCAGCGTGACGGTTGGAAGCATCGGGAATAACTATGAGGCAGCCCAGCTTGCTCAGGACCTTGGCTATCATCTTGTGAACACGATTCACGCGGCGGGGGCTGGTTCATAATGCCGATAACTCACGCAGTCAGCTTCAACGGCTATGACCTGACCGATATCATCGAGGCGCATAGCGATCAGGCGAACACGCGTGTCATTATGCAATCCGTCCCGAAGAGACACGGAGGGCTTCTGACGGAATCGCCCGTGCTCGATGTTCGCAAGGTTCAGCTTCAGGGGGTTTATTTCGGGACGGATCAGCAATCGACTCGCGACAAGATCCGCGCAGTTGAAGGGGCGCTTGGCTACCAGAAGGGCAAGTTCAAGCTGTTCTCAGACAGGTACTACCTTGCCTGGAAGTCTGGCTTCAGCCATTCCTATGTCCCGAATACAAACCTCTGTGTCGTCGTCATGACGATGGAATTCTCCTGCGACGATCCGTTTGAGTACGACGAAGGCGGGCCCTTCAGCCACAACGAAACCCTGACGACCGGGGACACGGTCACGGACATCACCAACGGGTTCTACAAGAGGCAGTTCCATATCAACTATCCGGGGACTCAGAATGCCTACCTGAAGACAACCGTCACGGCAGACCAACCGGCAGGAGCGGTCAAGGAAGTTATTGTCCGTAACCTGACAACGGGTCGTGCCTGGACCTACGCCAGGACAGGAAGTGCGGGCGTGATCAATGCGGGCAAGTCCCTGATCGTTGACGCCAACTATTTCACCGTCTTCAACGACGGGAAGAAGGACATCAAGGCTTGGAGCGGCTACTTCAACTGGCTCATTAACGGCGACAACCTCATGGAGATCGAAGGGACACCTGCGTCTTACTTGTTTAACTGGGATCAGAGATACGCATGAGCACTGCCATCTTCGACCCTGCTGTCTTGGATTTTGAACTCCCGAAAGGGCTCATCGCAAACCGTCCGAATCTGTCGGACTGGTTCAGCGACTGCCAGCTTGTCATGTTCGACCGGAAGACCGGGAGAATCAGCCAGCACGACTTCCTCGAGCTTGCCGACATCCTTGACGATGAGCTCTGCTACGCGAACAAGGCTTGGCTGGATGATTCCTGTAATCACCTGTGGAGGCTTCAGTGCAACTGGGCCGATAAGAATTCCAAAGACAAGAATGGGCGTGGAACGTTCGCGGTTCCTTCGGCAGGGCTCCCAATCGACATCGTCACCAAGAACCAGCTCAACCTTAAATACCTGAGCTTGTTCACTCCGGAAGAGAAGATCCGGAACCAAGATGAGATGTACCGGGACGGGAAATCTCTTCCGGAGTATTACAAGTTCCATGATCCCTATGACGGATCGAGGCCGGTCATTGCGATTGGGACAACGGTGGTGAAGGCTCTCGAGTCCTTCACGAACATCTCTGGAAGCTGGCCCATCGAAGGCAACGAGAGCATCTCGGATCTCCTAATCACTCCGGGCCATACGTTCCGGAACGTCAAGGGGATCCTAACGAACTTCCATTACCCAAAAGAGCCGTTGTCAGCGCTTGTCGCAGCTTTCACGGGAGTCGAGCAATTCAAGGAAATCTACAAGTACGCGGTTGATTATGAACTTCGCTTTGTGGATTTTGGGGACCGTCTTCTGGTAATCTGAAATGGCTTGCTCCGGATCCGTCCCGACCATTACGACAGGCGCCGCAGTCTACGACTTTGTAGGCTGCACGCTGACCTACGTCGCAACGATTGACATTCCCTGCGGCTCGAGCGGCTACAAGCTCTATGCCTATCTTGACCCGGGGACTTCTCCGACCTTCGCGCATCAGGTTGACAGCGTAGCTCTCCCCTCCGGCCCGGCAACGTACAGCTACAACAAAGTTGTCACGATGAACTGCCAGGCTCCGGGGAACTACGCCTGGAGCATCCGGATTGAATGTGATGGAGTTGGAACCTACGGGGACGCGCACGGAACGTTCAACCATACGGAGCGCAACCCCGAGATCACCGCGTTCCAAGCGACCATCGACAGTGATGCGTGCAGCTACGCGGCGAGTGCGGCCTACCATGCTCTGTGCGGCGTCCCGGATGCGACCTGGACTTGCGAAATCTACCTGAAGAAGGGCGTCATCTCTGGGCTCTTGCCAGCCGACATGATTGCCGGGCCGGTCGCAATCCCTTGCGGAATCGGGAATGCGAACATCTCGGCAAACGGCCCGATTGCCGGCAGAGGAACATTCTACTTCACGTTTGTCCTGAAAAAGAACGGGGTCGTTTTCTCCACCGTCAACCAGCCGGTTGAATGTTACGGCTGCGACGACTACGTTGACATCTTCGCGCCCGGGAATGCCGTCCCTTATGATGACATCCAAGAAACAATCTGGCTGGTGAAGCCCGTCAAGAGTGCTTCAGGCTACACCTACGAAGATCAGCGCCTTCTGTCAGCTTCCTATCGGATGATCGACTGGTTCTACTATCGGAATGGTGGATGCGGCCCGTTCAATCTTGTTCTTGGGGAATCGTTCTCTGATCTGGAGCTTGCGCTTCAGAACCAGTGGGAAATCCATGTCCGCATTCAACTCCCGACTGAAACAAGCTTCACGACTTGGTATCGGGGAATCATCCGCTCTGGAGAACGGAGAACAAAAGGAACGGACACCATCACGGAAGTCCGGGGCCAGGGCTACAACTCCCTGCTTGCGGAAGTGTATGTCGGAAGACGCTATCCGAAGGGCCTGAGAGTTGACCAGATTGTTGCAGACATCATCACCAACTACGTCAAGCCGAATACCAAGATCAAGCAGCCCCGAGACATTGACCCGACGCTTGGGACAGGGACCATCGGGACGGGCATCGACCAGACCACGTATGTGACCCGAGGCCCGATTCACTTTGAATGCTCGGCTCTGAAGGCAATCAAGTTCCTCTCGGAGCTTGAAGGTGGCATGGAATTTGGCGTTGCTGCAAATAATGCCTTCTTCTTCAGGGCCAAGAACACCGACAATGCCATCAGTTCCTTGTTTGCCGGAATTGACGTCACGAGCGTTGTCGACGCTGGCAAGGAAGTCCAGAAGATCAACCAAGTCCGGGTTGAAGGGAAGGGATTCGGAAAGCGGGAGTTCAATGCTGTCATTGGTGACCCGACCGACATTACCCTGTATGGCCTCTTTGAGCGCCAGATCGAAGTCCCCTGGATTGAGCAGCAGGATGATGCGGTTCGCTGGTCAACAAACATCATTGCCCTGAAGCGGGATGCGTCTCCCTGGAAGACCTTGAGCTGGGACAACGTCAATACCCGGCTCGAGTCGGCCCAGCCCCTCCTTGGGATGCAGCAGCTTCGGTTTTACTCAGATCCGGGGAACTCTTCGACAAAATTCAACGACTACGACATCAACAAGATCCACTATTACAAGGGGCTGGTCCCGGGTGCCATGAAGCCGGTCCAGGAGATGCGGCGACCGATTGACTTCCAGACGGGGGACAACCCTCAGCTGAGAGCCGTGATCACGACCGGCTACCATCACCATGATCTTGTTGAGGAGCTTGAAGAAAAAGTCTTCGATCAGATCGGAGCAATCAAGGGCAAGCTCCAGCAGTTCCGGAATCCCTTTGTTGATCCGACGCTCCCGCTCCTTCAAGATGTCTCGCTGAACGCGGGTGAGCTTCAGGGCATGCCGAATGTCCCGGGCTCAACTGACGTGACGGCAGGGCCAATCCTCCTCCACTACTTTGACGGAACGCTCTGGAGAGATCTGATCTCCATGAAGTCCGGTGAGCAGCTGCCGGCTTCGGGAGTTTTCGTTGGAGAAGAGTTCTTCAAATGGTCTGACGGAAGCCACACGACAGGCGTCAAATACTATTGGACCGGATCTGCCTGGTCCAATATGTCGGGCGGGGGCGGTGGAGGCGGTGGGGACATCCGAAGCGACGGAACCGTGCCCTTTGCGGCAGACGAATCCATGGGTGGGCACAAGCTCACCGGGGTTGCGGCACCGGTCTCAAGTACAGACGCGGCAAACAAACAATTCGTTCTTGACACCAAGGACTCAATTGCCTGGAAGGACCCTGTCCGAGTTGCGACAACGGCTGCTCTGACGCTTTCATCGGTCATCAGTGGTACCGTGATTGACGGATTTGCTGTTGTAACTGGGGATCGTGTTCTCTTCAAGGATCAGGCGGCCCAGGCAGAGAACGGGATTTACATCATCCAGACTTCGAGTACCCCTGTCCGGTCGACAGACGCAGACACAACCTCCGAGATGAACTGCGCCGCAACTGCGGTAAGACTCGGGACCGTGAACAAGAGCCGCGTCTATCTTCAGACAACAGACAGCCCGACAATCGGTTCAAGCGCAATCGTTTGGACTCGAATTGACGGGGCTGGCGGAGGTGGAGGCGGGGATATCAAGTCTGACGGAACGATTCCGTTTGCTGCCAACGAATCCATGGGTGGGTTCAAGCTCACGAACGTTGGCGCCCCAACTTCGGGCACGGATGCAGCAAATAGACAGTACGTTCTTGACACCAAAGATTCGATTGCTTGGAAGGATCCTGTCAGAGCAGCTTCCACGGCAGCACTGACGCTCTCGTCTGTTCAGAACGGAACGGTTGTCGACGGAGTTACGCTTGCGACTGGAGATCGGTTCCTCTTCAAGGATCAGGCCGCTCAATCTGAAAACGGCATCTACATTATCCAGGCCTCAAGCACTCCTGTCCGGGCGACCGATGCGGACACGACGGCAGAACTGAACTGCGCAGCTACTGCTGTCAGACTTGGAACGGTCAACAAGAGCCGGGTTTATCTCCAAACAACCGATAGCCCGACTGTTGGTGCGAGTTCGATTGTCTGGGCCCGAATTGATGGCAGCGGCGGGGATATCCGCTCAGATGGAACGGTTGCCTTTGCGGCGAACGAGTCGATGGGGAACAACAACCTCATCAATGTCAAGGACCCGATTAATCCTCAAGACGCGGCAACAAAAGCATATGTTGACTCGACGGTCGGATATGACCCTCTACACGATCCGGTTTTCTGGATGCTGATGGGGTGATGATATGGCAGGTACGCCGAAAATACTTGGACAGTTTGTGCTCGGAAGCGGGAACATCCTGTTCCTGACGGTTCCGGTATCCAAGCGCTGGGTCGTCTCGATGTTCCATGTTTCCAATACGGACTCGGTTCAGCGGGCGGTTCGCTTGAACCACGTCTTGGCCGCAGACGGTGCGGTTGCTGTCAAGAACAGGATTGTCCCTGACTCGGCGCTGCCAAACGGCGACTTCATGGAGTTCTGGGGCGGTGCGGTCCTGAACGCGGGCGACACCATCTGGGGGCTCTCCGATGCAACGGGCGTCATCAGCTGCACCCTTTACGGAATCGAGGAGTAAGCAATGCCGCGCGGAATCTCGAGGCTCCGTCAAGCAGAAAAGCAGAACACGCTTATCCTCCAGACGTTCACCAAGACGGCTCTGGCAGCAGACGTCAATGACTACGATCTGTCGGTTGGCGCTTGCTTCAACATTGGGGCAACGGGAGCAGACCGGACTATCACCGGAATCCTAGGTGGAATTGAAGGCCGGGTTATCGAGCTTGTCAACTATCTCACGTTCAATCTCCTGTTCCCGAATGAGAGTCTCCTATCTGTTGCCGGGAATCGGTTTGTAACTCCAGATGGCTCAACGTATGTTCTTGGCCCAAACAAGAGCATTATCCTCTCCTACAACAACGCCGTCAACCGATGGATCATCGTAAGCACCGGGACAACCTTTGACCCCGTGACGGACACCCCGATGACAGCGTTGCTCCGTGGGAATATCATGAGGCGGTCGGCTTCCTCCTTGTTCGGCTCTCTTGTTGGCTCGGGGCTTGCGGTTGCGTTTGCGTCCTACACCTTCGGGGACATCACGAAGCAGAACTTTGCCGAAGTCTCGGGAACGGACATCAGCTTCACGACGAAGCGGCCCGGGAACTGCTTTGCGATTGCGATTGGGACAAACTACGCCGCAGCGTCCTTCATGTGGAGTAAATTTGGAGTTGCCTTTGACGGAGACACAAGCCCGGAGCTTAATGTCATCAAGATCGGAAACGGTGCCGGAGATGACTTGACCTACGACATGGTCCATACGGCAGTCTGGGTCAAGAATCTTACGGTAGGCGCTCACTTCGCAAGGATCTGGTGGGGGAAAGACCCGAGCAACCCGCAGAACATTGGACTCCGGTGTAATGCGACGCAGCCTCTTGTGATTGCGGTTCTTTATCCGGGATAAAAGATGGGCGTAACGAGATTCAGATATTTTGAAGATCCTGCTCCCTTTATCGGGAAGTCGGACTTTGAATGGTTCTACTCGGGAACCCTTCAGAAGAACGATGACAACAAAATCCCGGTCAAGACGAAGGCCATCGATGTCTACATTAACAAGCTTGAAGTCATTCTGTATTCGGCAGCTCAGGGTGACGTAACGAACGGGCGCGTCATCGTGAACTTCTTCAAGAACGCAGTCCTGATTGACACGGTCATCATTACCCCCGGGGGCCTAACGGGCGCGACAAACATTGCGAAGACTCTGGTGACGGCGGGCGACAAAATGACCTGCACGATTACGAGTGTTGGGACGACGGTTCTTGCGATCACGGCAGCCATGTATGCTCGGGTGACGACATGACGATTCCGTTCCATCTTGACCCTGTCCAGGTTCCCTTCGCGTATTCGCGGGATGATGGGATGACGGACGTCAACACGATCATCTCAACGATCCGTTCGCTTCTTGTGACAACGCTTGGATGGTCGGAGCCGACAACGGCTCGATTCAAAACCCCTGTTGATGCTTCCGGGCGATTCCTTGATATCCTCCTGACAAGGATCAGCGCAACGAACCTTGACATCTTGACCCGCAACGCGTCAGCCGTTACGGTCTGTGAGCGACGCATTCAGATTTCAAATCCGGGATCGGTCGAATACTACTGTAACACCTTCGGAGTCTGCATCAATTCGCTCCAAGCGACCCCGGAGAGATTTGAGGCCCATGTCCTTGACCAAGCTCCAGATCTTCAGTCTGACAACTCCCTTTATGTTGCGAGTCATGGCTATCGGAATACTTCAGATGTTGCGGACGCGGTTGACACGGGCCGGTACTTCATGATTGATAACGGGGCGGCGACTCTTGCGGCGAGATCGAGACGGTGGGGCTGTACTCACGCGCCCGCCGTTGCAGATCTTGCAACTGCGGTTGGGTCACTCCTGTACCGGGATGCGATCCTCCGGGTTAACTCGGCTGGCAGCCAGCGTTGGGCCGGACGCATCTGCCAGTGTATCGCGGTCAATGAGCTTCTTGGGCCTGGAGTTGAAGAAAAGCCCTTCATCGACACGGCAACCGGAGGAACCTTCAAGATCGTTGGCGGAACGGCTGGTGCCGTTGACCACCGTTGGGCTTTCCGAAAGGCATAACATGACGAAGCCGATTGTTTTTGACGAAGGTGTCTGCCCCTTCGGATTCCGTCAGGACCTGACGATGACGGATTATAACACGTTCCTGACGAACATTTCTACGGAGCTTGTAACAAATCGTGGATGGACGAATCCATCGTCAAATCTCTATCAGTGTCCGGCAGACAGCGGTGGGCGATGGATTGATATTCTCTTCACCCGTATCACGGCAACAGACCTTGAGTGCCGCGTCCGAGATCAGCTTGGCAGAACGCTCTGTACGCGCCGTATTCAGATTGCTGTTGCCGGGACGAACGTGAACTATTACACGGGTAAGTTCTACTGCATCATTGAATCTCTTCAGACAACTTCTGAAATCTTTCAGGCAATGATCACGGAGCCATCCCCGGACGGGGAATCGGACATGGCCTTCTGCAGTGCTCTTGGGACAGGATACCGGACGACGGCTGATGTGGTTGATGGGATCGGGGATCAGCCTGGAGAATATTTTGGCTGGGAAGATACGGCAGCAGCAAATCGTCAACGGCTCCAGACATCAGTCGATACGGGGAACGTTGCGATTCCGTTCATTCTTGTTTCAGGGAATCTGATGTATGAGCCTGTCGTCGTCGACAATCTTGTCGCGGGCGTTGCGCGTTGGATTGGACAGTTGTACCAGTCTGTTATCTGCGACAGTAGCATTGCCTTTCAGGCCGACAAGACAGTCATGATTGATGACGCCGTAAGTGCGACGTTTCGGGTTATTGGCCTTGCCACGATCAACACGAACCGGATGATGGTGAGGAAGGCATGAGCAATAGTGTTATCCTGTACTCAAGGGATAGTTCTTCGCCAAAGAACGGAACAGCCTTTGGGATTTATTCGTCAAAGTCTACGGCGACGGTTGCTGCAGATAAGTTTGTGGCAGTAACAAAAAGCGTGAAATTCCTATACGCAAGGGATAGCTCCTCGCCAAAAAACGGGACTTCCTTCTTCATCTCCGCAACGATTATTGGCGGGACGGATGCGATGCGTTGTAAGGGGGATGTCTTCGGGAACGCCAAGTCTGATCAGAAGCATCGTGGAGGGACCGCAGGATGAGAGCCTACAAAAAGCATCACGCGGAGCATCTCGATGGGACTCGAGGTGCTTGGCGTCCAACGCTGATTGCCTCCATGATCGGGGCAGATGGTCATCCGATTGCGTGGAAGGAGATCGTTGTTGTCTCCTGCCATAACTGCGGTTTGCAATACGGAGTTGGCGGGGACGATGGTGGCCCGCAGATCAAGCCGGACGGCACGACGGACATCCCCGTAATCTGCCACAACTGCAAAACCGAAGACCATATGACCTTCGAGAAACATCAGGAGTCTGAAGGCCGGGAGCATTACGCAAAGCTGAAAGAGGCTGCTCAGACCGAAGCTGATGATGCCCGTCATCGGCATATTCAGGAGCACTTCAAGGCCAAGATGTATGAGAATATCGAGGACATTACAAAGACAATTGCGAAGAAAATTATCCCTTCAGGGGCTCCGAATCGGGACAAGCTCTTGAAACAGTTCATCGATGAACAGAAGGCTCAGAAACAAACGAACGCAGAACTGATCCAGAAGGCAATTCAGAAATACCTTCAGGACGAAGAATAGACATGGACAAGAACTCGGTTATCTTGGTCACCGGTGGCCGTGGGTTTCTTGGAACGAATCTTGTCGAGAGACTTCTTGCCGAAGGCTTCAAGACGGTCTGCCCGTTGAGTCGCCGTAACGGATTCAACATGCTTGACCTACCGCAGTTGCGGGCTGTCTTCAGAGCCGTCAAGCCGGACATTGTCTTTCATCTTGCCGCAACCGTTGGCGGGATCGGAGCAAATCGCAAGAGCCCGGGAACCTTCTGGGTTGAGAACACGTTGCTCGGGCTGAACCTCCTCGAGGCCGTCCGGGAATTCAAGCCTGAGCGGACGGTCATGGTCGGGACGACGTGCGCCTACCCGAAGTATTGCACCGTCCCCTTCAAAGAGTCCGACATCTGGAACGGATTCCCGGAAGAAACCAACGCGCCTTACGGAGTTGCAAAGAAGTCAATCATGCTTGGGGCGAAATCCTACGTTCAGCAATTCGGCCTTGACATCGTGAATCCGATCCTGACGAACCTCTATGGCCCGAAGGATCATTACTCCAAAGAAAATGCTCATGTCGTCCCGGACATGATCCGCAAGTTCCACGACGCAAAGCAAGTCCGGGAGCGCATCACCCTCTGGGGAGACGGAACCCCGACAAGAGATTTCCTGTACGTTGAGGACGCTTGCGATGCCCTGATAAAAATAGCGAGTCTGCCGGTTGGCCCTGAGCCGATCAACTTTGGTTCCGGTACGGAAGTCTCCATGAGAGAGCTTGCAACGCTTGTTTCTCAGACCGTTGGCTACGATGGAGACCTGAGCTGGGATACGACAAAGCCAAATGGCCAACCGCGACGGCTCTTGGATATCACCCGCGCAAAGGATCTTGGATGGGTCCCGAAGACAACCCTTCAACATGGATTGATGGTGACGTATGAAGATTTTCTTGGCCGCTCTGCTGGCGACCGTGTGTAGCGGTTGTGCGATTGCGAATCGTTCCGACAAATTCGGAGCAGAGCTTGACATCGGAATTGGAGGAGTGTTCAGCTACATTGCGGATTTGCATATCAAGGCAAGCGTTGGATTTTCTAAGACCTGTAAGGAGACGAACGATGTTCCGGAAAACCCTGATGACCCTGTTGATCGTATCCGGAGGTTTCTTCAACGGCGGCTGCTCACTTGAGCAGAAAGCTGCAGACTTCCTCGAGGCAAAGGTCAAGGAGCTTGGCCCGATCCTTGAGAAGCGGGCGTCGGACGCGGCAACTGCGGCAATCCAGGCCAAGACGGCCAAGGAGCTTGCGGCCCTCGATGCGCAGCTTGGCCTCATCCATCTGAAGGACGCGGATGGAAACGATTACGTCAAGACCTGGAAGGATTTCTCGGCAGATCATGGCGCAAGCGGAAGCCTGGCTCCTGGAGAACTCGCCAAAGCGGGACTCTTCATTGCTCAGAATACCGCGAAGGCTGTGGCGACGGGGGAAATCACAAAGGCACAAGGCGGTCAGCGTCTCAAAGATGGAGGCATTGCCCTTGGGGCCCTTGGACTGCTTGGACTTGCGTGGTCGCTCGTCAAGAAAGTCGCGGGCAAGCTGTCACCGCCCGCCCCTGCCCCGGTTCCGGTTCCTCCAAAGACGACGTAAGGAGGCAACATGGAAGACCTGATGGCAGCCCTTCTCAGTCTTGATCCGACGACAGTTGCGACCAGCGGAGGAATTGCTGCCTCTGTGGCAGGGATGACCCAATGGATCACGAATGAGATCGAGGCGCTCAACCTCAAGGACAAGCTGTATCGTTTCTATCCCCTGATTCCGTTTGTCTGTGCGTTTATCGTTGGGTACATGACAGACCAGAACCTTGGCGAGGCGATCAAGGATTGCTTTGTCTATGGGGCTGGTGCCATTGCCCTTCACAATGCGCATGAGACAACGATCCAGGGAAAATAACTTGGCTATGATGAACGTGATTGCTAGGAGAAACAATGGATCCAATCCTCTCTCTTGTTACAGGGACGCTAAACCGTCCTGACTCTTTTGCGCGGCTCGCAAAAAGCATCATCGAGTGGACAAAAGTCCCTTGGGAGCTTGTCGTCTCGGATGCGTCTGACGAGCCGTACAAAGAGAAATACCCCGACAATGTCATCTTCCTGCCGGAGCGTCCCCGACTTGGCTGCGTGAAGGGCTACAACCGGGCCTTCAAGCATTGTCGCGGGAAGTGGGTCATCTGGCTCAACGATGACGCTGAAGTCATGCCCGGGTATGACACCGCGGCCATCGACTTCATGGAGAAGAACCCCGACTGCGGCCTTGGCGCGTTGTACTACGCCAACCATACGATGCCGTATTTCGTCCAGACCTACCACGAGATGCTCTATGCGAACTTCGGGATCATCTCGAGGGAGCTTGGAGAAAAGGTTGGGTGGATGGACGAAGTTGTCCGCATGTACGGGAACGACAACTCGATTACCTTCCGGGTCCTCCTCGAGGGGCTAGGAATTGGCAGCATCCAAGGTGCTCGAATCTGGCATCATCCGATCCAAGACAAGCAGCGGATCGAAAATGAAAGCCGACACGCCGAGGATGCCGCAGCCTTGATGGGCAA